CTGCTGTAATATCATTACGTACCATCACTGGAGTAAGGTACTCTACTTGATAACCGTTACGAACAGCAAACTCTTCAACGTATGATACTAGACCGACATACAATGTCTTTCTAATCTGGTCATACATACGCACCTTACCATCCCACAACCGTGCTCTGTATTGTGGAGTGAACTTGGCACCTGGATATTCGTAGGTAAAGAAGTCTGCTAGTTCTTGTTCGATGCTGGCATCAGAAAAGACTCTTACATAAACCTCATCGAGTTTTTCAATTTTTATCATTACATCCCTGCTAGGAACTTCTTCCATTCAACGGCAGTTTTGATTTGCCAGTCTCTGGCTTTAATCTGTCCGAGAATTGATTCCAAAAAGTATATCATTGTTTCAAGGTAGTCGATCTTAACTTTCATTGTGTTGAGATCGCTGTCGCCTGAGAGGAATTCATCCATCTCATTCTTTAGTGGTTTAACACCCTGCCATTGTGGCCAGTCGAGTGCAGTCAACTCTTCACGTGAGAGTTCACCACGATAGTATCTGAATTTGTTTTTGCGTAAGATGTTGTAGTCAGAACTGAACTTTGTATGTTTCAGTTTTACATTGACTAGAAGTTTGACGTACTTAGCGTGTAGCTTTGGTGTAGCGGTGGTAGTCTCACCGAGGTAGTTGTTGTCGATCTCACAATCGACATCCCACATATCTTGAATCTGCTCAATGTTCATAATAACTCCATGTTGTAAATTGACTCTACGAGTCAATGATTTATTCAATTATAATAACTTGTACCATCCAAATTTAAAGGTTACATTGCCTGTAACATATTGGACATCTTCATTCGTAGAAGCAAACATTACAGATTCGATGGTAGTTGGAAACACATCATAGAACTGGATTGTCTGAACCACTTGGTTGTTACTATCTAGGATTTGTAGCGTAGCGTCTGAATAGTTCTTAGCTAGTTCGCTGTATGCGGTTGTGTCTTTAGCGTTGTGTCCGATGTATTGTTCGTAACTCTCTGGAAACCCAAGAGCAACAATCCAGTTGTACAGCACTTTGTAGTTGGACATGTTCTCATCAACAAGAAACTGCAGAGTCAGTGGATCATACTGTAACGTATCGCCTGGAACTGGCTGTGTAGAAAATGGAGTCGAGAAACTAGGCTCTCCAAGATTTATCCCTGGAAGATTAACCTGCTGACAAAAGAACGTGATGTCAGGTAGTTTCTGTACAGAAAACTGAAACCCATTAGGTGATAATGGATTAAGCTGAGATGGAATAGATGTAGTCATAGAATTATTTAGGAATGAAAAAAGGGATCCGAAGATCCCTTTTCTTTACTCAGTACCTTGCGGTAACTGATTACAGCAAGTTAGTAACTTTAACTTTACGGTAGTAGTAGTTTGCGTTCGCAGTCAAGTTGTCTTGACCAGAAGTGCCGTCATCCAAGTTAACGAATGGGTTAGCAACTAGACCGTAACGAGTCTTGAAACCAATCTTTGGTTGGAAGCTGTTTGGATCAACAGCACGAACCATTTGCAATGGAACGTATGGGCAGTAGAACAAACCAGCGTCAAAAGCAGAAGCGCCTTTGTAACCAACAACGAAGAACTGGCTGTTAGAAACGTTAGAAGTATATGGATCAACATACACTTTGTACTTACCGTTCAATACACCAGCGAAAGTAGTAGAAGTATCATCTACGTTCAATGCATTCTTACCAGTAATACCAGAAGAATAATCCAACACACCAGCCATCGCTAGAGCAGAAGCAACGTCTGCAGAAGTGATGATGATGTTACCACGACCACGACGTGTTTGTTGACCGATAGCATTGGCTTCACGTTCGATTTGGAACATTAGACCCTTGAATTTTTCAACAGACCAACGACCGTTAGAGTCAACGTCCAAGTCGAAAGTACCAGCAGTAGCAGTACCAACAGCAGCACCAACTTTAGCAGTGTTGTAGATTGTACGGATAACTTCACGGTTGATTTCAGCCAAGATTTCTGTAGACAAGATGTTAGACAACTCACCTTCAGCATCCAAACCATGCACAGACTTCAAGTCTTGAGCCAACTCGATAGAGTATTCAGCTTTCAAGGCACGAGTCTTAGCAACAACAGATGCCTTCTCGATAGAGAATGCCATTTGTGCGAAAGAACCGTCACCAGAACCGCCTTGACCTAGACGCTCAGCAGCCACAGTAGAAATACCACGACCAGTAGCATCAGCACCACCTAGAACAGAACCACCAGTAGCATCAGTACCGTCACCAGAGAAACCAGAGTTGGCTTCGTTGAACAACGCTTCAGTACCATTTGGGTTAGTGTAGCGAGACTTCATAGCGAAGATCAAGCCAGTTGGTTGAGTCATTGGCTGAACACCAGCAACGTCATAAGCGATCAATTGTGGCATAGCACGGCGAACCAAAGAGATCAATACTGGATCGAAACCAGCAACACCACCAGTAGCGCCGCCACCAACAGTACCGATTTGACCACCAGTGCTGTTTGTTGGAGAACCTTCAAACAACGCTTCGGCTTGTTTAGCCATTTCACGTTCTTGGTTTTCCAAAAGAACAGCAGTAACTTCCTTGCGGTAGTTGTCTTTGAATGGCACAGAACCTTCGTGGTTCAAAACTGGTGCCCATTTTTCCATTAATTGTTGACGTGTTGTCATTTTATTTTCCTTAGATTTATTTGTTGAGAACTGACAAGTAGGCAGACATTGTTGGGTCAATTGTTTTAGCAACAACTGTCTCAGACAACATTTCTACTGGTGCATCAGTAACTACAGATTGCTCTGCGATTGTTTTAGTAGTGAAGTAATTTTCACGAATAGTCTTTAGCTTTTGTTCAAAAGACGCTGCATCTTCGAAAGATAGTTCTTCAACTAGACCCAAGAATTTCTCAGATTCAGTATCAGTCAAACCTTCAGAGATGGACTTAACCAACTCGGCTTGTTTAGCTTCTGCTAGGCTCTTAGTGAGACCAACATTAGTTTCAACTTGCTCATTCAATTTTGCTTCGAGTTCAGCAACTTTGTTTTCCATTTCGCCAAGAACGTCATAACGCTCTTCTGGAATTTCAACATAGTGCTCTTCGAATAGGTCTTTCATACCAAGGATAAAACTCTCCATGATTTCAGACTTCATACCACGCTCAAGGGCGATTTCATTCTGTGCAATCCACTGCTCGGCAATATAACCGAGGTATCCATCAACTTGTTCAACAATTCCCTGTGTATTCTGCTCAACTTGCTCAGCAAGTTTAGCTTCGAATTCTTCTTCGATACGTGCAACTTCTTCGTTAACACGTGTCATTACTGCAGCTTCAAAAATGGTTTCTGCTTTAGCACGGAAGTCTTCAGAAAGATCTTCACCATTCATAAGTGCATCGATATCTTCTTTAACGCCTTTGACAGAAGTAGTCGTAGTTTTCTTGCCACCAGAAATAGTTTCTGCTTGCTTTTCATTGTCTACGTTATTACGTGCGCTGTCTGGGTTTGGTGTCTCACCGCCGTTTGGTACATTTAGTACAGCATCACGGATAGGTGTTTGGTCACCATCATGTGCGCCAGCAGTAACATCTTTAGCGCCTGTTTCTGCTCCGCCTAATTTTGCTTCATTCAATTTCTTAGACTCTGCTAAGATTGTAGCGATTTTTTGTTCGATTGACATCGTTTTCTCCTGTAACTGGATAGTTCTGTTAGTTATTTATTATTTATCTGATTTTACTCAGAAAGTGTTGGAAAGCTCGAATCTTTGCTTCCTCTAGATTTCTAGAAGAAGTTTTCTTAACGAAAGATCTTACCTCTTCGATTTGTTGTTCCACAAACTTTCCATCAACAAAAATCCATTCTTTGTTCTCCATGATACCACGGACAAACGCATCTGGTGCAGATGGGTCAGCTACGATATCAGCAGCAGTAGACAACATAAAGTCATCCTGAACAATATTGACTCCCTCATTACTCATCTTGAGAGAACCCATGGCTCTTGAAGAAACACCAAGGTTTGCGCCACCATCTAGAAGACCTCTAGCAATTTGACCCATTGGAGTTTCTAAAATCTTTGCTTTACCGATCCAGTTAGTACCTTCTTTACGAAGGTCAACGATCAGGTGAGACACACGACCCAAGTTAATGGATGGGGTATCTGGATGTCCAAGTTCACCATACGCACGGTGCGCTTGAACTGATTCTTTAAGGTAACGACCAACTTCACGATCCATTACGTGTTCTGGATACATACGACCGTTACGATTTTTAATCTGTGATTGAAGGAAAACGCCTTCGATGAAGTATGTCTTACCTTTACCTAACTTCTCTTCAACGATAAGGTTAGTTGTTTCGAAAACTTCTTTGATTAGTTTCATTATTAGTTTCCTGCAGTAGTTCTGTCGTCGTAAGCACCATAAGTAGCTTCTTCAACTTTAGTAGACCAACCAGCAACTTTACGTAAAACCAAATAACCAGTAACTGGTTTTGCTGCGTCATTAACAACCACAATGTCTGCTGTGTTGTTAATGTTATCGCTAATGCCCATAGAATTTAAATCTAGTTGTGGAGCATTTTCTGGGGCGCAAGAAATAATGTTTTTACCATTACGTGTGATGCGAGTGCCAGCACCATCAGCACCAGTGCAAATAAACTTAACGATGTTAACAGTTGGAGTACCGCCAGCAGTAAGTGATTGGGTATCAGCACCTAATGTATTAAGAGCAAGTGTACCAGACTCAGCAAGAACTGTATCAAAGTGTACAATAACTTCTTGGTTTGTATTCTTAACTGTTGTAAATAAGACAGCCATCTTTATTCCTCTATTTGTTCAAGCACAGATAGAAAGTTCTCTTTGGACTCTCTCATGTACTCAATAATCTCTGTTTGATTACCTAATAAGTTATTTAGGCGTTCTTGCGTTTGCTCACTAATTGCTACAATGCTTTCATCAGCGAGCACATAATGCAGTTTACCTTCAACAATTCTATCAAGTTTATTCAGAGCACGAATGTCTTGAACAACTGGGTCAACACTGAACATATTGGAAGAAGCAAGTTGGATATATGTTTCGATTAACGTATCGGTTACTTTAACATCGTGGTATTCTTTGATGATACTGGCGACTTTAGCGTCTGATATTTCTTCGTATAGTTCTTTAGAGACTTGTTCTTCGATTTTCTGTGCGGCGTATTCTTGTTTGATGTATTGTCTTGCTTCTTCCAGAGACTTGAAATCTGTGGATTCGC